GCGGAGCGCATCGCTCACGCGAACCAGAAACGGCTTGCGCTTGGGAGGTGTCAAACGTGCGCCCCGCTATAATGGGTGGAACCCGCCACCCACAAGCCTACGCGAAAGGAAGCAACCGCGCAAGGGTGCGCGTGTCAGACGACAAACACGCTCGGTCCCTTTTTGATGAGCGGTGACAAGGCGTAGCGCACGGCGTCCCAGATGTGGTCGTTGCCAGAGACCAAGTGGGGCAGGACTTCCTCGGTACGCGGGTCGGTCTTGTACCGCCAGAGACGGGCCTCCTCGATCGCCCGTCGGCATCGGGGATGAATCACGATGTCGGTATAGGTTCGGAGGTGCTGAATGCCGTCCTGCACCGACCCGGACCACTTGGGCGCAGCCTCGGTGCGGAACCCGCGCTTTTTCATCTCGGCAATGGTTTCTGGGCGGGCCGCGTCCGCTCGGATGACGTATGACCGAGCATCGGGGATAGTATCAAACGCCTTCGCCGTCGCATCGCTGTCAAGCTGGACGCCTCCCGCCTCATACTCGACGTAAAGCCGCCCGTCGTAAAGCCAGAGCTTGACGAGGGTCGTGGGGTCGTGCGCGAAGCCCCAATCCGCGCCAAAATACGGTCCTTGCCAGCCGTCACCGGGGGTGAACTCGGCCACGCGCCACTTGCCAGCCAAGACTTGAGCGTCCGACCGCGCCCACGGCTTCCCGCCCCACACGTGCGCGTGGGCCTCGGGATCGGCCTTGAGCAGGGCGTCGGCTTCCTCCTTCAGGACCGACGGGAACCACGGGTTGTCAAGGTAGGAGACGAGCCGGACGACCGACCGTTCGGGTGGCGACTTGACGAACCGCTGGTAGGTCGGGTCGGACTCCAGCGCGGGGTTAAACGTCACCCAAATCTCGGACCCCGGCTTGCGAATCGTGGGGACGAGGGTGCGCCAGCTATGGTCGGAGACGGCCTCGGCCTCCTCGACCCAGCAGATGTCGATGCCTTCCGTGGACTTGATTTGAGCAATGTCCCGGCGCAACCCCTTGAACAGGAACTCGGTGCCGTTCGCGCCCAAGATGGCCGACTCTTGGATGGTGTAGAACGCGGAAAGGCCGAGCAGGTCAATCTGGTCCGCGAGGACGCGATGCACCGAGTCCCGGATGCTGGCTTGGTACTCGCGGGCGCAGAGAATCCGCAGCGGTGTTGACAGTCCGTGGATAAGCAGAGCGCGGGCATATTGCCACGACTTGGCCGATCCACGCCCACCGTAGGCCACGCGGTAGCGCAACTGGCCCAGCGTCGGCGTGTAGAGAAACCCAAACGCCTTGGGCGTTGGGACAGAAAGCGCGGTCACTCCGTATCGCTTACTGGCGCGACAAGCTCAACGCGGATTGCGGATGGTGCAATTGGTTGGTTGCCGCTGGTCACATCAATCGGGATGAGCTTGGTGGCGAGCGGGTAGAACTTCTCGGGGTTGGCTGCGCCCCATTCGTGAAGCGGGATGCGCTCGTTGACCAGCGCGAAGGCTTCGATCCACGCCTCGCGCACGGTCTTGGTGGCTTTGTTCGGGGTGCCTTTCTTCCGGCCCCCGGTCTTGGGTAGTCCTTTGGGTCGTGCCATATGCAGTCAATCTATGACGGATTGGACACTCGGCAAGCGTGACGCGTGATGCGAGGTCGGGTCAACGGGCGAATTGCTCGGAGGAGACGTGCCCTCACCGGCCTTACGAGCGTAGTGGCGACCGAATGCAGTCGGGACGGTTACACCCCACCACGCGTCAGCTTGTCAAGCGTGAATGCTATTCTTCGGGATTGCCAAGTGTTTCGGGTGGCTTGGGCTTTGGGAGGTCATCCTCGGTCGGCGCGTATCCCGGCGTGTCAACATAGCCGTGGAAGGTCTCGTCCCAATTCGCCTTGAAGCGGTCGGCTGGGATAGACAGGGGGCGCGGGGTGTCGCCTTTGCCGTTGGTCATTGGTCGCGGTTTGGCTTGAAGGCGGTGCGGTAGGCCGTGCGGATCGTGAGGATGGACGACAAGGCAATCAGAAACGGCAGCGTCACGACAAGCATCGCCACAGTGAGCGTGGTATCAGCGGCGCGGTGCAATCGGGCGAGACGGGGCATTTCGGTGGTCCTGTGGTGGCGGGTAGGCGCGTTCCCCGGTCAGGGCGCATTCGAGGTTATGGACCTTGACGGCTTCCGCGTCGGAGCGTCCGTCGTGGCATACGGGGCAATGGAGGATCACGGCTGGGCAGACCGACGGCGGGCGGCGGCTTTCTTGCCACGCTCGGAATTCCGCTTGCGGATCACGGCCATCGCCGCGTTGAAGCCCTGCTCGTAGATGGCCTTTTCGCGAGTCGGTGACGCCCCGTAGGACCAAAGCATCCCGGACAGAAGGCCGAGGCCGTAGGCGCAGATGATTGCGGTGACAATGCCAGTCATTGGGACTCCGGGGTGCTGGGGCGATTGGTGGGGCTGGTGGACTTCTTGGCGAGGCGTTCGGCAGCGCGTTTCAGGTAGCGGGGCCGGATGACCTCTTCGAGGTACGTGAGCCGACGCTTGGCAATGCTGGCCGGGGACTGGCCGATGATGGGCTTCGTGTAGTGCAGTCGGGCGATGCGCCGGACCTGATGCGGTGACCAGTAAGCGCGGCGGGTGTTGTCCTCGTTCAGCATCAATGGGGCGGTGATGAGTTGTTCCCCGTATCGCCGGACTTGGGACTCCTTGGTGCCGAGCTTGTGGGCGATCTCTCGGGTGGTCAGATAGCCCTCGGGCCGGATGGAGGTCCGCGGGATCTCCTTCTCCCGCTCGGGCCGCGCTTCGGGTGGCGGGGTGAGCGGCGTGAAGCGGCGATCCACGCGGTAGGACGCGGCAGACACGACGGGGCCGGGGCCGAGGAGCCGCTGGGCGGTTGCCTTGTCGGGCGCGGTGACTGTGCGCTGGACGGTCCCGTCGTGGGCGAGGAGGTGCCACTTCATCGGGTGATCCGCGAAAAAAACCAGATGGCAGCGAGGCCGATGGCGAACACGGTCAGGCCGACCAGCCGGAACTCCCCGGCAGAAAGGGGGTCGCGCATTAGTGGGCCGTCCGTTCGAGCTTGTTGAGCGAGGCCGAGACGCAATGCCAGAACGTCCACTTGAACACGTCGGACTCGGTGATCGTGCGCCGTTCAATCGCTGGGGCGATGTAAAGCGCACGAGCGGCGCGGCCTCCGGCCTTGATGCGAGCGTTGGTCATTCCGTACTTGAGGACCATCTGACGGGCGATTCGTTCCTGACGTTGCATTGCGTTGGTCTCCTGATAGGGGAAGGGCCGCACCACGCGGCCCCGGTGTGATGGGTTACTTCTGGACGAGGATGATTGAGTAATCAGGTTGAGTCAACCAATACTCAATGTTGTAGAACTTCTTGCACAGCTCGCACGTCACCTTGGTGGGATCAATCGTCATCCGACTGCCGTGCGTAGTGAGGCGGGTGCGGTTGGTGTTGCAAACCATCCCGTACTTGCCATTGAAGTGAACCTTCATAACAACCCCCGATAGAAGGTCGGCGTCATTGCCGACACGTGAAGGATAGGGGTGGGCTTGTCGGCTGTCAACCCTCCCCCATCCCACAGGGTCAGGCCGTTAACGCTTCCGGGGCCGGGGACTGCATATCCCCTGCATATGCAACTCGAGCGGCCCGGAGGTCGGCCACGGCCTTGGGGCTAACGGCCCAGAAGTATCCCCGGGCGGTGCGGCTGGTCGGCTCCTGTCGGGCCTCAATGGTCCCGGCCTTGATGCGCTGGTGGACGGCTTGGCGGGAGATGCCGATGGCGCGGGCAGCGTCAGAAACGGACATCCACGGGGTCTGCGTCATTGCTTCCAATCCTCTACGGTGATGAGTAATGCCCCGTTCTTGGGGCGGTCGTGCCGGTACAGGTGCAACTCCACAATCTGGTCGTCATCGGCCCACAGAACGCGGTTGAGCGCGTCCAGCGCGACCTTGGCGCGGTTGTCCAAGTCCCCCGATCGCCGGGACCGGAACCAGTCAAGGGTGACAATGATGGGCGTCCCCGCCGGAAAAGGAAAGAGGCCCCCCATCCGGTACCCCGCCTTGGTCGCCCGCAGCAGGACCGCCGCCTTGTACCCCTGCGCCTCCGGGGACAGATACGTCCGGCCCCGACCGACCCGCCAGTAGCGGTTGGTCGACGGCGGCTCGGGTAGCTCAAGGCTGACTTTCATCGGCCCCCGCTGGCTGGGTCTGCGCCCAACGGAACTGCGTCACATAGGCGAGGTACGGGAGCTTGGACACCGGGAGGCCCAGCGATCCCCACCCCTTCGCGTGTTGGAGCCGGTGGCAGGACGAGCAGAGCGGGACGGTGTCGTGATAGTCGGCCTTTCGGCCCACCCCGCCGGACTTGGTATGCGCCGTCTCGCACGGCCCCTGCCCACACGCCACGCAGGGCTGCGCCCGCATCCACTCCACCCGAGCCTTGGACCCATACACGCGAGCGAAGTCAGCCGTGGTCCGCTTCTTGGCCTTGGGTTTGGTCTTGCTGACCAGCTTGGTCTTGCGCTTCATCGGGGTGCGCTTCACCGACCCTCCCCCACCTTGGCCGGGGTCCGCAGTTCCTTGAGAACTTCCGCAGCGCGTTCCGCGTACCACGCCGCCTTGCGGAGGTCTTGCTCGCCGTCCCACTTCCGATCCACGCGCCACAGGTACTTGATCGCGTTGCCCCGGCAGTAGGCCACAAACCCCTTGTCCCCCAACGCGGCTCGGATGGCCGCGATGCACTCGACCGACCCAGCCGTGTAATGCGCGGGGTGATTCACGGGATCGTCAGGCCACATCGGACGCCCCGTACCGAGCGGCGGTCCACCGCGCCACTTGCACCTTGGCCCAATGCTCCGGGTAGAACCGCGAGACCACGCGGTTGCCCCGGTACTGCGTCGCCAGCGTCAGGGCTGTCGGTTCCTGCTTGGCCTGTACGCGGTCTTGCCACGTCATTGCGACCAGCCGCGCTTCAATCTCGTCAATCGGCATCGTTGAGCCTCGTGGGTTGAGCGCGACACGCCGCGCACGTTTGGTTGCCGTCGTCGTCCTTATCGTCCCCGCAGTAGCGGCACACCTCGGCCTGACGGCGGTAGAAATCATCGACACCGCTGTTTTCCCAATCGCCGTCGGAAAGGTCAAAGTCACCGGCCACGAGCCACCTCCATTCCAAGGTCTGTAATGCGCCGAACCATTCGGTCGGTGCGCGTGTCAGGGTCCGGGCGGCTGGTCGCCGTGTCCGTAAGCCAGCCCATCCGGGCCAGTTCGGAACAGCGGGTGGCGTACTCCGAGCGCAGGTCCAGCCCCGCCAGTTCCGCAGCCTCCCGGTCGGTCAGGCCCTCGGGATTGGCGCGGTGAGCCGTGAGGAGCTTGGCCTTGGCCGTCCCTGCCTTTGGCGCGACCTGCTTGGCGGCACGATGGCTGGTCTCGGGATCGGTCAGGCGGGCCTTCTGTTGCTGGACCGCAAACAGGCCGAAGTCCACCGCCGTGCGCTTGCGTTGCAGGTATAGCTCGGTCTCATCTGGGAAGTGCTTCATCGTGGCTCCGAGGCGGCGTAGCGGGTGAGGTGGTTACCGCGATTGATGCGGTCGGTGATGGACTGGATGGCGGTCTCCGTGACCAGCCACTTGGCTCGGCCCTCCTCCATCGCGTCAAGAAAAGCGAGGTACGTCGGATGCGTCCGGGCCAGCGCGTCCACCTTGCCTTCGGTCATCTTCTCGGTTGCCGTCGAGCGGACCTGTAACTCGGCCAGCGCGAGGGCCACCTTCCGGCGATGCTCCGAGGTTCCGAACGGCCCGTACAGGGCGTAGAGGGACGCGGCCTCCGCGACCAACTGCTCGCGTTCAGCGAGCAGAAGGTCAAGCGGGGCGATCCCGACGCGGGTCTCGATGTCAGACATCAGAACGGGAGATCGTCCGTGGCGTCCGCATCCGACGGCGGCGGGAACTTGCTGTAATCCGGCGCGGGCGCGGCGGCGGCGGTCGGCGGCTGAATACGCTTGGTGGCCGGAGCCGTGCTTGCATTCGGCACGGCGGGCGTGTCGGGCTGGATGCCCTTGTCCTTCCACGCGATCCACACCGAGGCCGTCGCCGCCTGTACCGCCGAGGCGTCGAGCGCGATGCCGTGCGCCTTGCACGTCTTGGCGAGGTGTCCAGCGACCGCGCCCCAGAGCAGGGCGTACTGCCCGAGCATCGCCTCACGCCGCGCCGCGACATCCGAGGTCGCGGGCTGGGCCGGGGCCGACGGCGTAGTGGCCGTGGGCGGGGCCAGCCGCTTGGTCGGTGCGGCCTTGGGGCCAGCGGGGTCGATGTTCCAGTACGGCTTGCCACTCGGATTCGCGGCCCGCGAGAAGCGCAGCGTCTCACCAACGCAGGTCTCGGCGTCCAGTCCGAGCCGGGACAACTGCTT